CCCATTTGATGATGCTTAGTTGAACTAGCATCATACTCGAATTCACGAGTTTCAGATTGAACGACATATGGGGAAAATCGATCAATCAAAGATTGAGGTGCTGCAAATTCCAAATTGTCAGCTCCTCGAACAAAAACCAAAACTTTGATGTCAGCTGAAGCAACTGGTGATGTTTGTTGTGTCAAAACAGAAACCAAAAAGTTACCATTAGAATTTGAAGAAGTACCAACGCTCCCTGTAGATCCAAATAGATTTCCTGGAGAACCAGCATTTCGACACTTGAGGTAAGGTGTAGGTTGTGTATATGGAATTTGGAATTCAACATCAGTGTCCGTAGCCAAATCCACAATTTTAGTGTAAACAGCAGAAGTGGTTTCATCTAAAGGTAAACCCCAATTAGCCACTTTAGGATCCCAGGTGACTTGGACTCGTCCTTTATGAAATTTGGTACACAAAAATTTTAATCGAAACACAATGTCTCCACGCCAATAAGTAAACATATTAGATATGTAAGTCATAGGCGTAAAAATCACTGTAGTCTGATCAGTACCAACAATACTGCGACACAAATGTGGTTGGACTTGAGAATTGAAAAGAGGATCACCACTCACCTTGGTACTGGTCCAATCAAATGTAGTCAGGAGAGCTTCTCTGGTTACCATAGAACTGATGTTCAGTTCATCCTGTGTATCAACGCCACAAATCTTGGGATCAATAGATAATTCATTTTTGGCATCGATTGTGAGTTTTTCGATTGGTTCACCAATATCAGTTGAAGCAAAATGAGGCAAAGGATTTGGTCTGTAGAAATCAACTTCGGTGATGTTGGGTACGCGAGTGTATCCAAATATAGATGCAACATTAGCAACTGTTGACGACATCATAGATGTAGCAGTAGCATATGGTGCAAGCCATGGAATATTGGATAATTGACCTGCATATCTGGCAATAGCCGACGCTGGTTTTGAGATAACCCCATCACATTGATACTCATCTTTTTCAAAATTTTTCTTTTTGGATTGTACAGACAATGAAGTTGTTGGACCAGCCAATTCCAGTTCGGAAGTCCATGCATAGATTTGAATATTGACATCTTGTAAAGCGACTGAATTAGCATTCAATAAAATAGTAGCACTTTCAATATCAAAGGTACCCATACGAATTAGGTCATTTCGATCTGTGGCATTGAGCCATGCTTTGTGGTAGACAAATGGTAAAACCATCTCACCACCATCGCAATTTTGAGGATACAACCATATGCAAGGTCTTTGAGACAAAGTGTTGATTGGAAATGTTGCATTGGGAGCTGTTGTAGCAAAATCCGGTAAAGGATTATATGCACAACAGACTGCTCCATAATAAAATGGAGATGCATTGATAACAAATTTAACATGGAGATTACATCTCAACATGTAATAGTTATCTAATTTTCTTTTCACAATTGGATTTTCAAAATAATCCTTCCAAGGTGACACAATAGTGGATAGAGAACTACCCTGTGTCCATGTAAGAGTACTAATAAGTACGGGTCTTTGTAAAAAGTTTCCAAGTTCAACATTTTGTGATGTATCAAAATTGACATAATCTGGAATTGATGGGATATCCAATTTGGTTCCTGGATTTTCATCAGAAAATCCAACATTTTGTTCTTGATCTTCTGGATTTGCTTCTGAAATGTTGGAATGAACAAGATTCTGAACACTTGATTGAACAATCATATTGAATTGCAATCCCTCAGGAGAGATTGACAATCTTGGTGAAGCTGAGTAGTGACGTTCACGACTTTTTGTTGTCGTTCGTCGCAAAATTGGCACATCAATGTTTGGTGTTCTTGTTCCAAATTGTGTTTCAGTCGCACTGACAATATAATCATCCCGATGGGGACGAATATCAATGTCACCGCGACACATAGCGCAACAGCCCTGCGCCACAAGCATGTTCTCCTCAATGGAGGAGGTAGTTCGAGTAAAACATTTACCAGACTAAAGATACAATGTGAAGATAAGCCTATACTTCCACAAGGTGTTTTTTGTTTTGAGCCCAGCCAAACTCTTCCCTAAATAGGGACTTTGGGGAACGCCCTGGCGAGTTTTTCCATTTTATATCCACTCTCATCTTCAAATATAAAAACATAAAACATGTAAAAATGCAGTAACTATACAAAACGTGCTATTTTGGTTTGTATGTTGGACAGTAGCACCTGCCCATGAGGTAGCGTAGGATCACGCTACAGATTTAATTCTTTCAGAATTATGCCAAAACTCTTCTTTTAATGTATCAAAAGTAGGAAATGTGGTTGGAAGAATCCAATCCTCAATATCTAACTGATTCATCAAATTTCTGAGCATAAACACTTTTTCTTCAAAAATTTGTCTTCCATAAAAGAAATACTCTCGAGCTGCTGTAGAAATAACAGCGAGAGCTTGTTCCTCAATGGAAATTTGTTTTGACCTAACCCAGGTCATGAGCATCTTTTCTATGGAATCATGTTCCAATGGTGCAAGATGAGAACCAACCTCTCCATCATATTTCCATGAGCGCTTTAGAAAAGACGCTTGATCAATATGGATAAAAGGAATACTTTCAGCTTCTTTGTCAGCCATTGTATAAGTTATTTCCATTTCTGAAAATGCCTTTGCAATTGCTGTGTGATTATACCAATCAATCTCTTTTGAGACCGACATAATATTATCATCTCCATATGTCATAAGAGACACATTTTGCTTGAAAGTTTCAACTTCATTATCAGGGTTCAGCATATAGTAAACATAGCGCATATATAAACTATTAACCAAACTATTGATGATGACAGTAAGAGGATGACCTGAAGGATTGGATCCATAAAATTGAACTAGATCTCCATTGAAATCAACAAATGGAAAAGCTGTGTCCTCCGCTATGCAGCGAATGACAAGGAGATCCTTATCAGTGTAGTTTCCTGATGCCTTACAAAGATCATGAAGAATATCAAAGGCTGCCAAAATAAATGAAGGACTCATTCTTTTATCAAAAGCCTTATAATCTCCTGCGACTATTCTTTCGGTTCCGTGAGTGGTAATATAGTCGTAAAGTTCTGACCACTCTGTCGATTGAGCAACTGTTCCTGGTGCAGCCTCAAAAATGAAGCGATTATTCTGAATAATTCTAATTGAGGATAACAGGTATTTGCGAACGACAATCGTCCAATCAAAGGGAGCTCCTGTAAAAACTCTAGTCTTTCCCATTTTGATTTTCTTGAACGATACGGGCTCATCTTTTAGATGAGCACAAAAATTTGGATAAGATCTTTTTCCATCTTCGTAAGTTGTGATAATATCATCAACACGATCCATAATTTCTTTGTCAACAATGACTGGATGATCCATGTTTTGTTCTGGTGGAATTGCTTCCATAAAGAATTTCTTCGATTTTTTCCATGGATTACCAGCACTGGTATTTCGATTGATTTTGTCAACATATGCGACTCCATTTGCACCATTGATGGCAGTGAAATTGTCGTAAACATGTAACATATCAAGTTGATCTTTTGGTAACGCTGATAGAATGTCATTTAGAAATGCACTCTTACATTTATTCAAAATTTTATCACTAAAATTAGTAACAGGTCGTACCATATCAACCGCGGCAATTCTCCAAGGCTGCCAGCCTTGCATTACTGGTGGTCCACACTTTATCTTATATCCAAGAGGAGAGAGATGGTGTGCCATTGGTGTAATGCTAACGTTGGATTTATGCGTGGGTCGAAACCCAGCAAAGCTTCCATAAACTGATGCTGAACCCTCATCTATGTATCTGAAAACAGATTTAGGATGAAGAGTTGTCAGTGATCGTTGAGCTGATTGTGATGATAATTTAGGCTCACCACAGCCTATCTCATTGAAATTTGGTAACATATCTTGGGAGAGAGAAATTGATGCTGCTATGGCACCAGAATCATCTCCTAGAAAATGTAATCCAACCACAGCATATCCTAACTCAGATTTAACGATCATGGGAGAACCACAATGTCCTACTCTAGTCGGGACAGAACACAAACCCTTATATAAGGGATGATCATATCCTGGTAAAGCTGATGGTCGAGTATAATTTCGAATGGTGGTCATAACATTTTTGCAAACGCTACCATCTCTATCTCTGTGTACAAGATATCCATTGAGCTTAATGTCTACATGATTTTTTGGAATAAAATGTATCAATCCCTGTTTTGTAGGGAGATTTCGAATCATAAAGACACAAGTATCAGTTTTTTCATTTCTAATGAGAGATGATGAATCGATTTGAACAGTCAAATTCTGAGTGACGCCATCTTTTCTGGATTGAAAAGTAACATCAACAGTATATGAATCTAATCGATCAGCAAAATTGTGATTGTTTGTGATATAGGTATGTCCTTGAAGACAAAATGCAACACCATCAACACCTTGCTTGTAACCAGTATAAATCCGAAGATGAACTGTATCACTAGCGACTCTTTTGTAGAATTGATCTTCAGTTAAAGCTTTTGATGATGTCACTTGGGAGGTGAAATCATAAGCTGTGAACTGATAATCATTCTTATACCAAACATTTTCTCTTTCTTTTTCTTTTCCTTTTGGTTTTTCTCCAATTTCCTCTGACTTTGATTGAACTTTGGGTCTGAACAATTCTTTCCATACCTGATAGGTAGTAAGAATACAGGATATCACCATTGCTGAATACATAAGTTTCTTTGGTGTGAATTCTGCTTGAATGTATCGTGCAGCGTTAATAACGCGCTGTCGCATTCGAAGGCAATATCGTTTAGCCCAATTGATTTGAACAAATGCTTCGATGATTGTAATAAGATGAAGGATAGATTGGAAACCAGTGATTTGGTAAACAAAAATGAGTACTTGAAGATAGAACATAACCAAATAATAGTTAAAAACCCAAGATAGAGTAAATATGCTAAAAATAGTAGTCCAGCTCGTGCCCCATTCACATGATTGAATTTCACACTTGCAATCTTTTTTGGGTAGAAAACACAAATCACAAATTTCAATTTCATTAATCTCTTGGACAGATTGAGAAACTTTAGATTGATTGACATCAAACTCTAAAATAGAATTTGAATACCATGAGATAAAATCATTGATTTCTGTGAATGTATGTATAACCTGAATATCAGCTTTCTTTTTGTGAGATGAAACAGAAGTTGGAATAACTTTTTTCACAGTCCAGATCCACCAATTTGGATATGATCCATTGAGAGGACCTGTAAGACTAGAATCTAGCATTCCTGATTCATTTGTGAATTCGGGCTTTACCGTTGGTGTAACGATATATGGAAATCTTCGTTGTGCTGCTGATGCATGAGAGAAATAGAAGTGAGCATTGAGATCTTCTGTATTTGTTGTAGCAATGCAAAGTTTTGATTTAAGAGGTGTGCGTCCCTTATCACCAAGATCGGCTTGATCTGGTACAAAAGGCACAGCATTGATGATTTGAAGAAACTCCATAACTGAAGGATCTCCTGAGGCTGCTTTGTTAGGATGCAT